AATTGGAATTATCATCTCGTTTTAATTTTTGAACTAGGACTTATGTCCCGTTCTCTTATTTACTCTCATTTAAAAATGAATCCAAAATCGTTTCGCGACGTTCCAAGAAAATCTGATTGTGCTCAATTGGATGAACTCGATTTGTTAAAACTACCATTGCATTTTGATGTTGATAATCTAAAGCAATGAAATGTCCCGTATAACCAGTGTGAAACAAAACATGTCCAAATCCATCAGGCTTAACATCCCACCCCAACGAACGTCCTGGATTTAACTCCGTAAAATTGTGATACAAGAATTTCTTATCTGGCAATAACATATCCTGTGCAAATTTCAATACATCATCCAAACTAGCAAACATTCCAGCAGAACCACAACGTTTACCCAGTTGACGAGCTTTAGGGTCGTTAGGTACGCCACAAAGCATCTGATCATTGACCTCATACGTTGGAACACAGTTCTTTGGATCAGGTTCAAATGTAGCATCTTTTAATCCTTCTGGTTCAACAATATATTTCATAATCGCATCTTGAACTGGCATTTGATAAATTTGTTCAATTACTAAGCCTAAAAAAATCAAGCCGGTATCAGTGTAAACGACTTTTTTATTGAAAGTGTCAGTCACCGGCAGTTTAATCAAAGCTTTAATCAACTGGTCGCTATCTAAAGAATCACGATTAGGAATATAGCCATGAATTCCCGAAGTATGCGTCAACAAGTGAAATAGTTCAACCCGCTCATCCGAAAAATCTGGTAAATATTTTTTAATTGGATCATGCAAACCAATCTTTTTTTCATTTATTAATTTAATAATCAAAGGAATTGTTCCCATAACCTTCGTTAAAGAGGCTAAATCGTGCAATTCTGTGCCTCTAAGGGGTTTTCTTTGCGGACGCCATTCCTTATCACCATAAATATATTTATTCGTCTGAGAGGAGTTTATGAAGCCAAAACTAACTCCTGGAACGACTTGTTTATTAACTAAATCAATAATTTGTGCTTTGGTTTCTTCGAAATTTGCCATAGTTGCCTCTCCTCTGAAAATAAAAAAAGAACGTGCTATAAAAACACGTCCTAATTATAAAGCTTATACTTTTACATTGCGACATTTCCGGCAAATTGTGAATTGTAAAGATCTGCATAAAAGCCGTTTTTAGCCATAAGTTCTTCATGATTACCAGTTTCAACGATTGAACCATGATTCATCACGATAATCTTATCGGCATCTTGGATTGTTGAAAGTCGGTGAGCAACAACAAAACTCGTCCGATTCTTCAACAAACGTTCCATCGCATGTTGAATGTGCAATTCAGTTCTTGTATCAACTGAACTAGTAGCCTCATCCAAGATCAAAATCTCAGGATCCGCTACAAAGGCACGGGCAATAGTGATCAATTGTCTTTGACCTTGAGAAATATTCGAAGCCTCTTCATTCAACACAGTGTCATAACCTTGTGGCAATTGGCGAACAAAGTTATCCACATGGGCAGCTTTAGCAGCTTCAATAATTTCTTCTTTCGTAGCATCTTCACGACTGTACTTCAAGTTGTCATAAATACTACCAGTAAAGAGCCAAGTATCTTGAAGAACCATTGCGTAATGACTTCTAACTTGTTCACGGGTCATGTTGCGGATATCTTTACCATCCAGCTTGATCGAACCGCCACTAACATCGTAGAAACGCTCTAGTAAGTTGATAATAGTAGTCTTACCAGCACCAGTAGGTCCAACAATAGCGACCATCTCACCTGGTTTAACTTCAAGATTGTAGTCTTTCAAAAGAATTGGACTACCTTCATAACCAAATTTGACGTGGTCCAAAGTAACTTTATCGTCAGTTTCAACATCTGGCACATCGACCGACGTATCTTCCATTTCAGGTTCATCCAAAATTTCAAAGACACGTTCAGCTGAAGCAATCGTAGCTTGAATCGTATTAGTCAAGTTGGCTAGTTGGGCAATTGGTTGTGAAAATTGGTTCATATATTGCAAGAAAGCTTGAATATCACCAAGGGCAATTCCACCATTAGCAACTTGAATACCACCATACATAGCAACGAAAACATAACCTAAGTTATTCAAAAAGTTCATCATTGGCATAACGATACCAGAGATCAATTGAGCTTTCCATGAAGCTTTGTACAATTTAGTATTTTCTTTTTCAAATTCATCGATCGATTCTTGTTCGTGATTAAAACTCTTAACAACAACGTGTCCAGAATAATTTTCTTCAACTTGGTTGTTCAAAAGTCCCAACGAGTTTTGTTGACGTTTGAAGAATTTTTGTGATTGTGGAGCAATGATTCCAACCACGATCAAACTCAATGGAACTGTTGCTAAAGCAATCAAAGTCAACTTCCAACTAATTGTTAACATCATCCAGATAATACCAACGAAGGTAACCGAACTAGTTACTAATTGAGTCAAACTTTGTTGCAATGTACCCGCAATATTATCCATATCGTTGATGGCACGAGACATGATATCACCATTAGAATGGGAATCGTAGTAGTTGATTGGTAATCTTCTCATCTTACCTTTCAAATCACGTCTTAATTTGTAAACAGTTCGTTGAGAAATTCTTGTCATAACGAATTGTTGAATAAAGTTAAACAACGCTGAAGCCAGATACATCATAATAACAATGAAAATAATGTGTTCGATCTTGTCAAAATTAATTGGCAACCCATTGATCTTAAAACCAGCTTTTTGTTGCGCTACACCAGTCATTAAACCTTTGTAAATTTCAGTAGTAGCTTCACCCAAGATCTTTGGAGTCTTGATTTGGAAAACAGCTGAAGCAATGGCCAAAGCCAAAACAACGATAATTCCGACCACGTAAGTTGACATGTATTTTGCCAAACGACCGGTAGTTTTCCAGAAGTTCTTAGGCTTAACAACTACATTAGGCCCACGACCAGGACCGGGACCATGATGAACTGCAGGTGATTGTGATTCATTTTTCTTTTCAGCCATTACTTACCCTCCTTTAATTGAGATTTAATGATTTCTTGATAAGTCTCATTATTCTCTTTTAATTCTTGGTGAGTACCCAATCCGACCATATCACCGTTATCTAAGACAACGATTTGGTCAGCATCAGCAACTGTCGAAATACGTTGACCGACAATAACGACAACTGCTTGACTGATTTTGGCATCATTCTTCAAAGCTGTTCTTAAATTAAGATCAGTCTTGAAATCAAGCGCTGAGAAGGAATCATCGAAGACATAAATCGAAGCATCTTTAACTAAAGCACGGGAAATCGCTAAACGTTGTTTTTGACCACCAGAGAAATTATCTCCACCTTGTTCAACTTCACCATCTAGTTGTCCGTCTAATTCCTTAACGAAATCAGCAGCTTGAGCAATCTCTAGTGCGTGCCAAATTTCATCATCAGTCGCATTTTCTTTACCATAAGCCATGTTTTCACGAATAGTTCCTTTGAAAAGGATAGCCTTTTGTGGAACCATTGAAACTTTGCTATTGATATCTTCAGTACTCAAAGCTTTGACATCAGTTCCGTTGATACTTACCACACCAGTTTCAGCATCGTAAAATCTAGGAATCAAATTGATCAAAGTACTCTTACCAGAACCAGTACCACCGATGATAGCTAAGGTTTGACCCTTAGTAACTTTGAAATTCAAAGTATTCAAGGCTAGCCTTTCAGCACCGTGGTATCTGAAGTTAACATCATTAAAACTCAATGATGGTTCATCCTTTAACTTAGCAGGTTTGGCAACGACGTCGATCTTACTCTTAGTTTCAAAAACTTCTTGAATACGAGCAGCCGAAGCTGAAGCACGTGGTACGAAGACGAATACCATTGAAAGAATCATAAAACTCATTAAAATTTGCATAGCATAAGTCATGAAAGCAATCATATTACCAATTTCCATTGATTGATTAGCAATATAATGTGCCCCTAGCCAAGTGATACCAACATTAGTTCCACTCATAACCAATGTAACGACTGGGAACATAACGGCAACGATACTAAATACTTTGACAGCATTGTTAGTATAATCTTCGTTTGCTTCCTTGAAACGATCTTGTTCGAATTGATCTTGTCTAAAAGCACGAATAACACGTACCCCAGTCAATCCTTCACGAAAAACCAAATTCAAACGATCAGTTTTCTTTTGCATAGCCTTAAACAATGGCACAGCAAAGAACATGACTAATCCCACGATAACAATCAAAACTGGAATTGAAATCAAGAAGATCTTTGTCATTTCAGCATTTTTTTGATAAGCCATGAAACTAGCACCGATTAACATGATTGGCGCCATGATCATCATTCTCAACATCATGATCATTACATTTTGAATTTGAATAACATCATTAGTCGTTCTAGTCGTCAGTGAAGACGTTTCAAACTTGTCGAATTCATCGTGTGTAAAATATAATATTTTCTTAAATAAATCAGATCTTAATTTCCGACCCAAACCTTGTGAGGCTTGAGAAGCCATCAAAACATTTCCGAAGGCAGCAATGGCTGTTATCAAAGAAACGACAACCATTTCAATACCAGTACGTATGATATAATCTGTATCACCAGTAATTACACCCTTGTTAACAATGTCTGATGTAAGATTAGGAATATATAACGTTGCAATGACTTGGAAAATCATAAAAATGACCGCACCAAGTACTTGCCAGTTATTAATCCGACCTCTAGCAATCTTAAACATTTATTCACTCCCTTTAAAATTGACTAATAGCATTATAGTATTAAAGCACTAATCATCAAAAAATTCTAATAATTATTCTGATAAAGGCGGTATTTTAATGAACAATACAAAAAATACTTATCATCCTATAAAAGTCATACTTCATATTATAGCCTTTTTAGCTCTGTTTTTAATGGAACAATTACCGTTAAGTGTTCTGACTTTGACAAAAAAAGACCTTGGTACTAAATACTCATCCTACATTAAAATGGCTCCCTTAGTAACCTTGGTTTTGTTGATAATTGCCGCAACTATCATCATCTGGACCTTCAAAAAAGCTCAAAAATTCCCAACTCTAAGCTTTACCAAAAATACTTGGTTCATCATCATACTCGCGACTATCTTAACCTTTTTAATTAATATTGTAACGTTGCCATTTATGAGAAGTAGTAACGAAAACGTTGAAGCACTACAATTAGTTGCTAATAATAGCATGATTATTTTAATAATATTTACTATTTTCGTAGCACCGATATTAGAAGAGATTCTTTTTCGCGGAATCTTCATGAATTGGTTTTTCGTCGATCATCCCTTAATTTCGGTCATCGTCAGTGGTGTGATTTTTGGATACGTCCACGCTCCTTTTAGTAGCAACACTGATTGGTTCTATGCGTTGTCAAAAATTCTTTTGGGAATCGTTTTAGCTGGCGTATATTATCGAACTAAAAACATTAAAGCTAATATAACTGTTCACTTCCTAAATAATTTTCTAGCAATTTTGGCAGGAGCAGTAGCTTCAGGGGTTATTTTTCTATGAGAAACAACAAGAAAAAATTTAACGAGATTTATCAAGACTTATTACGAAAAGTTGTTATGTTTGGTGTTTTATCAATGCTATTATTAGCCAGTGCACGTGTAACTGGTTGGATCATCATGGAATACGCAGGATTTGTCAGTGCTATTTATACGATAATTTTGATTGGAATGATGGTTTATGTCCTAGTTATTAAAACGAAGGATGAGAATAATCATAAAAAATAATAATTCGTATTGACAGATTTACCTATTTACGGGTAAAATTATGAATGTTGTTTAATTGCCCGTTGGTCAAATGGTTTAAGACGCCACCCTCTCAAGGTGGAGTTATGGGTTCGATTCCCATACGGGTGATAAGAGAGATTTCGTTAGCTATCATATCAGCTTATAAACGTTGATATGATAGCTTTTTTGTTACTTCGGATTTTATATCATTTCAAATGATTTCAGCAATTTGGTAGTCAAAATGGTGTCAATTTGTAGTCAAAAAAGTGGAAGCAGGATTTAAGAAAAAAATAAGCCATCAATTCTAAAATTAATTGAATTGATGGCTTATTTATTATTCTCCTGAAAAACCTGAGCCTTGCATGTAAGAAATTGGAATGAACATATCAGTTGCAACTTTATAAGATAATCCAATATTTGGAATATTCACAAGTTTACTTTGAGTCTTCCATTGTGTCCCACCTTTGAAAGTCTTGTTTGAATCCTTAATCGATTGTCCTTTTGAATTATAAGCTAGAACGCCGTAATCACTTCTGTAATTGATGACAACTCTATCTTTGAACGTTGTCGTTGATTGAGGTAATAAAACATTACGCCCAATCACAAAATATGGTTTCAAATTAATGACGGCAATTGAATTAGAAACCCAATCAGTAGCACTGACTACATTTGTTCCATCATTTGCATCCCCATTAGAATCATATGTCGTATAAGCCTTATATTTATTTCCTTTTACAGAAACAATGTTATTTACAGTTTTCATAGGGTCAACTTTGGCAGGCTGATCAGCTGTGTAAAAATCATCATAAATTTGGGAAACGTCAAAATTGCCATAACTACCATTAAAATTATATGTACTTCCCCACTGCCAAGCATGGTTATTAGAGTACCAGGATTTATTCGAAGCATTGTAAGGATATCTGGCAATCCAACCACCTGAGTTTATATCCATCTTATTTCCTAACCAACTAGCCATTGTATAAATATCTGAGCGATATCCATATTTAGCAACCTGGTTCATAAATGCTTTATTGTTAGCATTATTTTGAGCACGACTCAATCCATTTTGTTGTTCAGCTTCAACATCAGTGACCAATACTGCACCTATTGGTAAACCATCTTTTTTTGCCATAGAGGCGGCATAATTTGCTTCCGCAATTGCACCTGTTTCAGTCGTATATCTAGCAAAATGATATCCATTAATGTAAAGCCCGGCTTTTTGTGCTGTATAGATATTATTAGCAGCTGTGTAATCATGAAAGTAGGTTCCCTCAGATATCTTCGTAATCACAGACTTAACACCATAATTATTAAGCATATCCTGAAAGTTCGATACAGTCATATAACCATTATGATTACTTACATCAACCATATCTGTTCTTGCTGCAGTTACATTCGTAGTACAAAAAAATAAGCCTGCAATCAGCAGACTTACAATATAAATTAACTTTTTCTTCATTCTGACGTACCTCCATCATTTAAGAATCCTTGAATTCCATCAAACATCCCTGACGTCCAACCACCTACAAGCAACCCAGCAATAATAGCTTTTCCAATTTCCTTATCATGAAAAACTAATGCTGTAACGATTGCCAAAATCAGACCTAGAAGCATTGAAAAAAATGGCATCCACTTAGTTTCAATCACCTTGGTATTCTTAACTGAATTTGTCAGAACATAACACAAGATAGCAATAATCATTAACTGTGCCACATCAATTAAATTCAGTCCTTCAATAATTTGCATTTACTTTTCCTCCATCAAATCAAATTTATTATTTAATTCCCCTACTTGTTCATTCAACGAATCAATAATTCCGTTCTGTTTATTTATTAATTCATTTTGTTTTTCAATCTGACCTTGCAACTTAATTACTTGTTCTTTTAACTCGTCACGTTCTTGAGTTATCTGATCTAATCGGTCAAATAATTCTTTCGTGTGGTCTGCATAAACATTCTCATTAGTACCTTGATTCTTTAGGCGTTGTAACCAAACACCGAATACACCGGTAATTATTGCCCCTACTATTGCCGATATAATTGTTCTAATTGTCTCTGATTCCACTAGTCTGGATTGCTCCAAAACGCTTCTAGTAAAATCCGAATATCAATAAAAAAGATAAACAATGTAGTGAACTTTGGCATTAAAATAGGGGCCGAGAAATCGTGAATTGAAAAAATAATTAGATAGAACGTCCAGACGAACAATAAGATAAATACAATCAAATCTTTATTGGATTTATGTAAGTAATCAAAGCACGAGAACATTACATACAATCCAATAATTAATAAAGCTATAGCAAATGGTGGATCATCAACACTTGCAATAAACCCTGGTGCATTTGGTGGTCGATCAATAAAATTACCGCTAAATATAAAGATTAATCCCAACGTAAATGTTTCAGCACCAGTCAGAAACCAAAAGTGATTCTGTTTTAAAAATTTCAAATCGCATCACTCCAAAATAAAAAGGCTAGCATTTAGCTAACCCTTTACATATTCTTCGCCAGTAATTTCTTTATATTGTTTGTCATCGATATTACCGATAACTACGAAATCTCCGACATCTTTATTTTGATATCCACCAATTGAATACATAAATTTAATAAAATCAAACATTATTTAGTACCTCCGTCATCTGTATTTGAACTTGGCCGTGTAGTGTCTAACAAAGGGGCAACTAATTTACCAAATTGTGCTAATCCTGCCACGGCATTCTCTGCCTTTTTATTTGCACTTTGTGCTGCTGCTAAAGCGGTGCCGACATTCTTTCCTAATAATGCATCAGCTTGTGTTTTCTCTTCGTCTGGCGTCATACCAGTTGAAATATGGACTAATAATCCATCAGATTCTCTAACTGTCCACTTATACATTTCATCGATTGAAAAGGCTGGGTTACTATCCACTAGTGTCCAACCATCAATTTTAGATTGTTTTTCTGCTCCTGATTCTGGGGAACCGTAAATTCCTGTAATGTTTCTATCATCATCTAATTGAACTGCTATTTTCATTATTTACCTCCTATTTTCTATAAGGTGTAATACTTTGAATGTCTAAAAACGCATTATGATAATTACTTCCAAAATTAATTTGAAAAACAAATTGAACAGTAATTTTATTTTTTTCTATTAAAACATATGCTTGGCTTGGAACATGCAATGTAGCAGCACTATCAGATTTCCAAGTTCCAGAAGCATATCTTTCTACTGGAACTCTTTTATTATCCGTAATAGTGTTATGAGACTGAAATGGAATTTTGTTTCCAACGATTAGTTTTTCTTTAGGAATAACATAATTTGCTAAAATTCCAATATCATCATTAGAAATTCTATATCCATGTTCTTGATTGTCATACAAAGTATATGCATACTTTTTTAAATTGATTAAAAGGCCATCGGAGACATTCTCATAATAATCAGAGGTACCATCTAAAGTAAGAATATTGGCTTTATCTGTTCGTGTACTTCCTGAAAATAATTTAATAGACTCTGGAAATTGTGCCACGGCCTTTTGAGTTGAAAATGTAGCTACAATTTCAACTACAAATGAATAGTTAGCACCAGTGGCACCTGCACTACTCCCATCGTTAACATATCCTTCTTCATGACTAATAGTCATTGTCTTATCAGAATTATATTTCAAATGAATCATAGCAGGCTTAGTATTATCTCCCTCCAATCCTTCACCAATTCCATTAATGGGAACATCTAATTCTTGACCAGATGCTATATCAGATTGAGAAATATAGATTGGATATGGGCTTGTTGTTGTAAAATATCCATCTTTAGTTGCATTACTTGGGTCGTAATTCAATTCAAGATTTGATACCGCACCTTTAGTTCCTGATGTCATCACAGTCTTTTGAATATGTCCAAGGATAGTTAATCCTGAATATTGACCAAAAGGATTCGAACCAGGATCATCTTTGAAAGTAACTGTTAAATCTTTAGTTGGATCATCAGTTCCTGACCACTCAAGATTACGTTCAGTAATTTCACCATCGCCCAATGAACCGGCGTAATAGTCAGCGCCAGCGCTTGGATGATCTGGATCAATATCCGTTCCACCAGACCCTCCACCAAATGCACTAATATCTTCACGAAATTGATCAAAATCAAGAGAGTTCCCAGGACCAACGGGAAGAATTTCTTTGATATTTCCATCTTTGTCTTTATATTTCCCAGACATTACTGAATGTGCCGCTATTTTTCCAACCAAGCCTAAATCATTTTTAAATTCCATGATTTACCTCCTATTTTTCTACAGTTGTGCCATCAAGATAACTACTCATCTCTTGTAGTTTCGTCAATGTATCTGAATCAGTAATCGAGGCACCAGTCTGTGCAGTTGCTACTTTATCTTCAATTTGTCTATCAGTTTCCGTTTTGCTATAAACACTTTCTGATAAATCAACTTGAAAATCATCTCCTGCCTTTTTAGAAATATAAGTTCCATCAGCATTTTTAACCTTTATACCAGCAGGTAATTTAGTTAAGACCTTTTGAACTAAATCGAAAAATTCTGTTAATTTCATTATTCTTTACTCTCCAAGTATTCATTTAATTTTTGTAATTTATTTAAAGTAGTACTGTCACTAATTTTGTCATTAACGTCGATTTCACCTAATTTTCCATCGACATATTCCTTTGAGACCATTCCAGTAGGATCAACAGTAACAGTTACGTTTTCTGTTCGACCGACAATTACATAAATGGTCAATCTAAACTGCAACAGAACCTGATCAGCAAAATCAGGAATAAATTCAGGTTGTTGAGCGGTCGTAATTGCGTAAAGAATCTCTTCATCCTTATCGTCTTCTTTAGCATAAAGTGCAACTGCATTGATAGAATAACTATCCTCTAACCCATCATTAGTAAAAAGCAACTCAGTACCAATTACTGAATTGCTATTAGGAATATTTTCATCTTGATTTGTGATGGTTCCTGTTTGAACTTCATTTGGTAATTTTGTCAGTGCTTGTAAATCTTCTTCTGACAAGCCAGATAAGTCGTCACCTGTAGCAGTTGCCTTGGTAATAGTGAATTTTGTTTTACCATTTGCTGCACGACTGGCTAAATCCAAACCTGCAGATGTCAAAATAGATTCATTATATTTAGACATTTAGTTTTTCTCCTTTGAAATTGATTCCACAGCAATTTGTGGTTTGACTGTGCCAATAAATTTATTCATTGAAAAACTAGACTCTGATTTCATTAGAGCTCTAGCCGTTGCTTCAACAAATAATTGTGGACCCGCAGCACCTGTAAATATATAAAGTTTTGAATCAGCTCGAAATATTAATTTTGGCATTGAAACTGTTGATGAATACAGGTTAGGTTTTGCACCACCAAAATACTGATGTGTTTCAGTACTTGAATATGTTTTTAACCTAGGATTAACGCTAGTTTTTACTTGTTTATTTGAATATGAGCCAAAAAATTCATGCATATTCAATTGTGTTTTCGATGAAACTATAATTTGAAAAGTGAGATTAGTAGGAAGATAAACGTTCAACAAATATTTCAAACGTTTTATCTGATCATTACTAATCTCACTTCTTTTTGCTTTGGCTATTACATTTCTAATAGCATATTCAACATCTATAGATGCTGGTACGTTCAATGTATGAAGCAGTTCATTGAAATACTTGAGTGTTATAGGTTTAGGTGGCAACATTCTCATCAACACATTGTATCTACGAGTTTCCAAAGAATCATTTAGATTAGAATCAATCCCTAGTTGGTCTTCAAAAATCGAAATACCTTCCAAATCTGCTTGAATAACAAATTGATTCAATAAAGTTCTTAGAATCAAATCATCAAAGTTTCCAAAATCTACTTGTTCTGCAGCAACCAACTTTTGCATTTCATAAACGTCATCATAATATTCTGGTAAGTAATCCTGTAGTTTAACCATTCAAACTCACCTCACCAACTACTGGCAATTCCGACAAATCATTATCAAACGTGAGCTTTATATCGTCATCCTTATCGTTCAAAATTGGAATAGAAGCATTTACGACTCCATCCACTTTCATAATTGCAGCGAGGATTTGTGAACGATAAATAGTGAGTGCATAACCTCTTCCAGTTGTATGATTGATTTGACCCCAGGCAATTCTTCGTAATTTAAAATAATCTTCTATGGCATCTAATATTTTAGGTTTTAAGGCGTTTATATCGAACTGACTATCAACTTCAATGTTAGTTGAAATATTAACAGTGACAGGCTCTGGTGCTACTACAGTTACCTTGTGGTCTATAGGAGCCAATCCATAACCTAAACTTTCAGAATCTGTTGGATCTATTTCTTCTTTGACTTGCTTTAATAACACGTCACTAGCAGGCATCAAATCATTATCCAAAATGACTAATTTAACTGTTCCACCACCATTCCAAACTGGATAAACTTGAGCTGAACCAACTACAGATATCTTTGAAAGCATATCCAAATAGTCAGCAATATTACCACCATAAGCAATCCAAGAATCAGTTGATAATAATCTATTTCTAAGATGTTCATCTGTTTCGTTATCTTTTGCTGGAATAGAAACCTCAACAATTTCAGCCCAGGATAAAATGTCATTTGGAGTAACCGGTAATATTTGACCAAGATAACCATTAGGACGTGTCCCAACTTCTTCGGCTTCCAGAATACCCGTCAAATCATCATTGATCTTAGTCACTCGATAAAAAATTGGATTATCACCCAAACTCGCAAATCTATCACCAATTTCGACATTGTTAATAGGGTTACCCTTTGAATCTAAGAGCTCAGCTTTAACCTGTGCCGAAGTAGCCATTTGTCTAGCAGTTCCATGTTCAACCGCTCGATAATCAAGAAATTCATTATCTGCAGTTTTAATATAAGTTTCCTTAACGATATTAGATAACTTTAATGACTGTTGAGCCATAATCATTGCTGCAGGTGCCAAAGCATCATAAATGATTGAACCTTGTCTTTTATCAATATCATCTGGAATTTTAGCCATCATTTGACTTAGATAAAACTCAAAGTTTTGTTTTTCAATCTTACTAGCTAAATCTTCAGGAGTCATTCACACTCACCTCACTTTCAATTGGAATATCACCGTAAATCGTTGTACATGATCCATGAACTTTAAGAATCGTCTTATCCAAAACTTCAATATCATCAACAGTAACAGTCAAAATACGACTATCAGCTAATAAGGCTTCTTTAACCATTCGTTCAACCTCAACAGTCGCATAATCAAAGTTTTTACCGAACAATTCAAAAAAGTCATTTCCATATTGATTATCATAAATTGGATAAACAAATCGTTCAGTCTTCAAAATCTTATCGACTGCTTGAACCATTGCATCATGTCCATCAAATTTATTTAAAATCCGTCCATTTTTGACCTGGTATGTTTTTGTAGGATTATCCATCAACATCCCTCCTGTCATTTGAACGTTCAAAAACGAAAAATTGTTGGCCACCATTCATTCGAATCATATTGACTGAATCACCAACTTTTAAAGTCCCATCAATTTCAATTGTTTCATAAACATCCGGTCTATTACCTGATATGTCACCAATGGAATCATTATGGGATAATACCCTAATTCGTTCTTTATGTTTTTTAACATTACGTCCCAAAATCAAAAAAGATTCAGTTAGTGGCATATTATTTGACGATTGAATTTTCAAAGGATTTATTGAAATTACTTTTCCATACATGATATCGGCATAGTCGGATTCTTTACCACCCTTACTATTCATCATGTTGAGGAGCTGTTCTCCAGCCATGGTTCATTCACCTTCATTTCCAAATCACAAGTATATGCTGTTCCAAAATTATGAGTTGCTTTCATGATTGCTGTGTTATTAATCCAAAAACCAGCTTTAGATAAATCACTGATGTTAATATTGACCGAATTTCCAGCAATCAAAGAAACATCTCCCAAACAAGTTAAACTCAATGTATATGTTTCTCTATTTTTTTCTTTCAACAACTCATCAGCACGCTCTTTCATTTGAGCATCATTAGCTTTATCCTTGGCATTCTCAACGGTCTGAAGTTTACCCCAATCTTGAACATTACTAGCACTGCTATCCGTATAACTAAAACTCGTATTATCTGGATCATCACCACTTGATTCTGTATCCGTTGAAACAGCAGTTGATGATGTTTGTTGTGATTCAGCCTGGTTCTTTTTAATTATCCTCACAGAATTAGCAGCATCTTCAATCGATTTTTCAAAAGAAAAACCAGTCAACAAGGACTGGTCACCGACAATAATATTCAATTCGTTGTATGGTGCTTTTCTCAACTCAACAACATCATAATTAGCAAAGATATAATACATTTGATTAGTAGCCTTCTGAGTCTTATCAATGCTAGATTTCAACATATCAAAGTAAGTTTTGGAATCGGCAACTTCAGCAGGTAATTTATAACTCGAACCATTAACAACTTTGTGACTAATTTCAGCCATTTTACAAACAGTATCAAACCTATCTGAAATAGTCGATATTGGCCAAACCAATGAATCCTCATTCTTTAAGTATCTTGTTTTATCATAGGCAGTAATACTAAATTTTTGGCTTTCTTTAAAGCTGACTTTGAAGATATAACCATAGAATATTTTTTGTTCATCCCATTGAAATTCGACTACATCTCCATCTTGAGGATAAAAACTCTCGTCAAACAATAAATCAAATGTTAATGTTCCTGCAGCAAAGTTTAAATCAGTTACCCATTTAACATTGTTGACTAATTGACTAACATCCCACGTATCACCGGCATGTCGACGAACAATTGTAAACTTAGTAATCAAGTTGACCTCACATCACTTTCTTTGACCCAGCCACGTGAACCACCATCTAAAGTAGTAACGTGATATGGATATAAAGCCCCAGGTGCAACTAAAGAAATCTTTCTAGTAGCATTCTGCTCTGTTAGCCCTGGGCCGTTCCCTTGACTATCCCGATGTAATAAACCATTAACAATCACAGTTGAACCCATTCCCACCTTTTTGGGTGGACTAGGACGTGCTTCAACAGTCTTTTCTGGCTGTTGTTTAACGCCTATTTTTTTTGCTTCAAATGGTTTAAATTCTTTCAAAGATAAAGTATAAGAATATTCGCCATCATAACCATTTTTCATACCATATTCAAAACTAGAAATAGTTGATTTCAGAGAAATTTTAGTAGTTGAAATCACTAGTCGAATTGGTTTCTTTAACTTTCTTGCTGATTCAATCCAATCAATATAGTCTTGTGCCGAATCTAACAATGATGCTGCAGAAACATAATGTTCTGCCTTTGGTTCCAGTGGTATTGTACTTTCAATACTAACTTCTTGCAATTTATCTTCGCCAAGTAAATTAACTTCACCTAGTTTAATGACTGTTTCCGATTTGTCATCACTTTCCCGTTTAACCATAATTTCAGCCGGATTAACCGGTAATTCAATCGTTTCATTGGAATCATTGGTTAAATAAAATCCTAAATGAGTATTCATATCCATCACCTCCTAACTCAACGATGCATTATTTCTATTAATTAAATATTCTTCTATCTTTGCTACCAACGTTTCAGCATCATAATTAGCATTTCCAGTACTGTTGATTTGAATGGAACCTGGTGCAAATGTAATTGTGCTTTGATTATTAGAAGATGAATTATCAGTCGTAAATCCACCTATTCCAAAACTGTTACCAGAATGATATCCATCACTGTCATCTGAAACATTATCACTATGAACAGTACTTTTTATTCCAAGATTAGAACCATTAATACTGCTGAATCTTGACATTAAAGTATCCAAAACGCTTAGAGCTCTTTGAAAACCATTTGCCAACAAATCACCAGGATTATTTCCAATCAATCCGCCCATAGTCATAGGTCCTAATTGAGGATTCATATTAGAAGCAGCATTTACAACACCTTGAGCCATATTGGCAGAAGCACTTGCTGCACTTCCTGAATCTCTATTAAGTCCATTGATCAGACCTTGGTCAACCCAACGTCCATATTGATTAAATAATTTAGATGGCGAACCGATATGAAGTATTGAT